GTAGGATTTGATGTTTGTTTGCTTAGAATCCGGCGCATAAGCAGAGCTAAAGGCTGAGCCGCTCAGCCCAGCCCACCGTAACTATCTGTTTCCCTTAGATCTATTGTGACTGGCGCAAAGCATCTGACAGTTTTCGGCCGAGCTAGCCCCACCTTTGCTCCATGCCGAAACATGGTCGGCATCCATTTCCCTGATCTTCCAAATCCGACTTTTGTTTGCTGGGTGACCCAGTGAACACAGCGGGCAATTGGAGGTGCCACTCGCCTCCGCTGCCGCAGTTTGCGCGGCGTAGACAGCCCGCTTTACTGCATCATCGAAAACTCGAACATCCAAGAGCTTGGTGTCTTGAAGCCCACCCAAAATGTACTCGAAAACTCCCCGATGATTCTTGACGTAGGGATCACCATAAAGACGCTTAGCTTCGGCTGAGACAACCGCTGGGTCATATGACTTGGAATGGTACTGCTCGTAAAGCCTTCCCCACTCCAATCCACGCATTTCGCTCTCGACATCCTTGAATACGCTCGATACCCAGTCAATCACGGTGCTGAAGTAGGTCTTGAGCTCACTGATGTTCTTGTCATTCCGATGCTGGCTCATGTAGCTGCCAATATCTCCCTTGCTCACCCACTCTAGAGCCCGCTCTAGGAAGTCCTGCCGGTTTGCGCTGCCTTTTATATACGCGCTCCACTTCTGGATGTTTGAATTCTGGCTATTGCTGAACTCCGCTTTGGCAAGCGTTACGAATGGGCCGGAGTAAATTGCGTTCAGCAATTCCTGATCATTCAGTGGCACACCTGCGATGTTGATAGTCTGAAACCATTGCTTGATTTCTGTCTCCGTACCCTCGCACTCATAGATAAGTAATTTTGAGTCACGAATCTTAATTTGTTGATCCGCGGGCAGACTGTCGAAGTTCTTCGGGTTGCCGTTGTCCATGATCGCGAACTTGTTCGTAACGAACCGTCCGATGCTAGTGATACGTTGCTGGCCATCAAGCACCTCAAGCTTATTCTCTGCGACCTTATTGAAGTAGATTAGGCCCAGCGGATATCCCCTGAGCAAGGAGTCGATGACCGCCACCTCCTTCTTGCCTCCGCTATCAGCATAGATGTAGTTGCGCTGGTACTCCGGCTGGATGGTCAGCTTCCCTCCCAGCCCATACAGCCCCTTGCCCTCCAATTGGTTGTAAACAAACCCGTCGCAGATGGCTGCCACGGTGATGTCGGCGCGGAGAGTAGTTTTCATTTTCGTAAGCCTTTCTTCGCCTTTACGAGGACCCTCATGTAGGGGACGACCGGCTTGTTGTTATGGTCGTAGTAACACAAATCTGGATGCCCCTCGGAGATCTGCCCTGTCTGACCCGACTTGTAGTACGCGTCGACAAATTCCTTCGACATCCCTTTCGTCTTCGTATACCGGCTAAGCCCAAGAATTCTGAATTGGTCGGGGTTGTACTTTCCGAGAAACGTTATAGGGACGCCCATGATTCCTTGGAAGTCACTCGGGATCGCATCATAGAAAGGCACTTCAATCGCGTCGTAGTTATCGTACTTATGGTAGCCCTTCGTTCCTTTGATCTGCTTGTGCTTGCTGAATCGAAGGTTCTCCTCCATGGTCATTAGCGGCAGCTCTTGGTGCCGACGCCCATGATCTAGGTTTGTGAACCACACGATGGTTCCCATGCTGAAAAACTTCACATTGTTGACAATCTTCTTGCGGGACTCGGTCTTGATGTCATAGTCGTCATTAACCTGAAACCACTTCGTTCCGCCATTATCGACGCCGAGCCACAAGCTATTCTCTGCAATTAGCGAGAATATTTCCTTGTAGGTGATCGCGTTCTGGTTCCCAATGATCAAACATTGCTTCCCGTGATCCATCAACTGCACAACGTACTGACGGAATAGCGAGAACGGCGGATTCGTGACAACGATGTCGGCTTGCTTGAGAAACGCGACGCACTCTGGGCTTCGGAAATCGCCGCCGGCATACTCGTCGTTGCCCTTGAGGGCAATGCGGGCAGCCTTGTTTCTTTTGAGGAAGAGCTTCACGTCATCTATGTTTGCTGCGCCGTCTCCGTCCTCGTCCTTAACTTGATCTAGGATCACGGCGAGAGCTTTGGGCTTCGGCCGCTTGCTAGCCCCCTCGTTGTATTCCGGGAACAAAGTGCCTTGACCGGCAATAGGCGAGCCGTCGTAACTGGTGGTTACGAGCCTCTTGAGTCCAAGCTTGTTGAAATTGGCGGCGAAGTACTTGAAGAAGTTACTCTCGAATGGATCGTCGCAATTGCAGTACACGACCTTGCCGCGGAAAGTATCGGGGTCGAATTCTAGGTATGCCTCCACCTCTTTCTGTATGTCTACATACTGAGTGTAGAACTCATCTTGCTTGGCCGCCTTCGCGGCGTGCAGACCTCGGTTCATTGACTTGACTGGCATACTTCGAGGTTTTCGCTTTGATTGACTATTGGTGTTTTGCGCAGCGCGGGCATTGATGCGAACATCAGACTTTGCGACCGCCGGGCAATTGCATCATTGACCGTTAAGCCGCCTTGCCATCGGCCATCGGCATAGTAGCGAAACGTCATTGCGCGAATCCTATCGGCGAAAGTTGTTCGAATTAGGTCGTCCCGGGGATGTACATGGTCGCTGATCACGTGACCCGCGCAGTAGGCGCTGGTGGCCATCGGCGTCAATATCGTTGAGCAGAGTAGATCGGTGATCTGCAGCGGAACGTGGTTCTCGCTATGGCCAAATGTCGGCATGTCCATGATTCGCGAGAACGGGTCGCCACCTACCCTGTATTTTTGGGTAAAAATGGAGTGCGAGACCCGCGAATTCAGGGCAGGCGTACGATAATCCGCGACGATTATTCCCGTGCTTTCCTGTTGAACAAGAAACTGCTGGAAATGCGAACAAAAGGCTTGCATCGCGGCCGTGTACGCCGGAATCCCGGCAAACGGCTTCCCGGGACCTTTGACGTAGATCTTCGCGACCAGCCGCGCGTCTTGAGCATCAAGCAGGTCGAGGACGGACTCTAGAAACTTTACGACTGCGCGTCGACGATTGCGGCCCTTGCGACGAATATCCGCGCGCAGGTCAGACCCTTTGATTTCTTGTCGCGCGCAGTCGAGAAAATGATGACCTCGTCGCAGGCCCGGATTGAATCGCAGCTTTAGGCTTAGGAATGTCGTGGTCAGCGCCGCCAAATTCTGCTGCGGGACGATGAGACCAGCTAGGGTCAGCGTTGGCTGTACCATGGCCGTCGCACTAGGTAGCGCACCCGGGCATCCTGCCTCGTCCACATAGCAAATGTGCATGGCACTCCCATAAACAACTAAGGCCGCTTTCGCGGCCTTAGGATTTGTCGCCCGAGCGTACCCGGTTCGACGTCGACTTTTGGTCTGCCAAGATTCTGCCATCCTTAACGGAAGCGGGTCAATGAAGATGGCTAAGCAATGATACGTGTCACGCATTCCGTCTTTGTCTCTTTTTAGCAACACTCCTTCATGCGCGAGCGGCAAAATGTAGCTTTTTTGCGTCATGCCTCCGACCGGCGGGCGCTACGCAAATGGAGCGTTTCGAGGTTCCAGTGGCGGCCACCGACCCCACAGTGTTCTCGGAGGATGGACCGCGCCGCCTTTCGTGGTTGTTACCGACACTCACGACTTGTCGGGACCGCTCAAAGGCGGCCATGGCATCAACAGGCCAGTCTGAGATTCACCTCGCGCGCGGGCCGCATTGCCATGCACGCATAACGCACAGCGTCGGCGGCGTGGTCGGGGCCGTCGCTATCGACATCCTCGACGCGCCTGTCGTCACGGGCGAGGTATGGCACAGTCGACCAGAAATACTCGCAGGCCCGCGACACGTAGAGCCCGGCGCGATCCACCTTGCCCGCGTTGGCGAGCAGGCGACGCATGACCTGCCAGCCCGCGATGCGCCCGCCTTTCTTGGCCGGGCTGAAATAGACGCCATGCGTCCGAAATTCATCGGCAAGGCTGCCGGTCGAATGTCCGGTCGCCGCGAAGATCGCGTCATCCGCGACGCCCGACGGCGGCACGCGCCACCGTGAGCACAACCCCTTGATGGCGTCGGCCGTCTGCGTCGTCGTCCAGCCGAGACCCGCATTGGCCTGCCCGCGACGCACGGCCGCCAGTTCGTCAACGAGAATCAGACTGTTGCGCGGGAAGTAACGTCCGCCCACCTCCTCGCCGGGAGACACGGCGACGACATACGTGACGCTGGGCGCGGCACTGCCGAAGTCGTGCGCGAGGTACGTCGCCCAGCCGTCGGGGATTCCGTCCCACGGATCGAGCGCGACGCGGCCCTCCTCCAAGACGGCGGCGAAGTACGCGCCACGGTTGACGGCCCAGTCGCCATCGGTCCACGCCCGCAGCAGCTCGGCGTCGTCGGGGCACGCGGCGACGAGCTGCGCGAAGTATTGGTCGCGGTCAATGAACTCGTTCTCGCGGAACGTCGACGGCGCGTAGACCCACGGCCGACCCGAGGCAGTTTCGGCGAACATCGCCCACGGCGCGGCGCGAAACACGTAGCGTTGCGCGATCCAATGATGGCCGACGCCGCCCGGGTTGGCGGCGACGAGCATCCGCGTCGGCACGTTTTGCGGACCGCGAAGATTCGAGCGTAACTGGTCGAGAAGCTGGGGCTCCGCGTACTGCCCGGCCTCGTCCACCATTAGCAGCGTAAAGCTGCGGCCCTGATACTTGGCGTAGTCCCCGGCAGTCTCAAGCTGACCGAGTTCGAGATAGCCGCCGCCCGGGAGCTTCCACACGTGCTCAGCGGCGTTGTAGCGGGCCGCCATGCCGTAGATCGTCACGAACAAGTCACGGGTGACTAGCTCGAAATCAGCGAGGCCTCGATAGCTGCGACGCAGGTAGAGGATGTGCGCGTGCCGCCCGTGCTGCTCGGCGTGGCGTAACGCGATCAGCGCGAGCCCGTAACTCTTGCCGCCACCGCGCCCGCCGCCGACGAATACGTCAAGCTCTTCGGGAACTGCGAGCAGGCGACGCTGGAAGGCGTTTAACGGGAGGGCCTGTTTCTGCATCTATCGCACCCCGGAATTGATCGAGCGTCATCGCCGTCGGCAACGTGAAGCTGAGGCGGACGTTATTCGTGACCTCGACGGGCTCGCCCTCGCGGTAGCCGTGCCGGGCCTTGAGGAGAAACATCGCCGACGGCGCGTGGCCCATCTCCATGGCCTGCCGATAGAGGAAGTTGTGCAGCGCATAGCGCTCGTCCTCGCGGCCGCGGTCGAAAGCGGCCCGCAGGGCAGGCCGCTCCTCCATCCAGCGCGTGAGCACGTCGAATGTCGTGCCCAAGCGCTTGGCGACGCCCACCATGGAGAATCCATCGGCGGCCAGCGCTTCGATACGCTCCGCGGCGTCCGCCGGTGGCTGCTTTCGTGGCATAGCGTCCCCGACTACACCGCCACAGCCTTAGCGATCAGGAACGCAATCGGGATCGCCTTGCGATCAAGGATGCGGTTCCAGTTGGCCGCCAGTGCAAGCTCGGCGATGGTTGGCGACTCAGCGGTGACGCTGCCCTCGACCCACGAGAAGCCCGCCGGATGACAGGCGAGGTTGACGCGCGAGTGCAGAATTTGCTGCCCGCCACCATTGCCCGACGAGGGCTTATTTTCGACTTCGGTTCCCTGTGCGATACGCGGCGCAGTCATCGCGAAGTTGACGGCGTTGTTCCCAAAAAGCGCCGTCGTGTAGTTACCGCCTGATACCGGCAGACCGTCGTCCACGATCACGGAGAGACCGCGATACGTGCGTATGAGGCCGCCCTGCGAGTCCGGTACGTACTGGATGAGGTCCGCCTTCAGCATCACGCCGTAGATGTCGGAGTGCACGGCAATTGCGCGCAGCGCGTCCACCTGATCGCCGAGCGTCAACGCAGCCTCGATAACCGCAGTCGCGTTGAACACGGCAGCCGCGCCGACTCCGGCGGAGATGTCGTGCACCATATCGCCGCCGTCATTCGCCACGTTGTCGGCCAGTACGCCGCGCAGGCTTGCAATCAGGCGGCGTTGGAACTGGCGGCCCCAGTAGGCCGTTGCGCGATCCTGTATGCGTACCAGCGCGTCGCCGCCCGACAGTTCGGAGGCAAGGTTCATTGCGGACCATGAATTGTGCAGGAACGCCTTGCGCACGAGCTGGCGGCCCGTACCGAGCGCGTGGGGAACGGCATCAACGTTCGGGTCGTCGCTGGCGACGTTGGCCTCATCGTTCGCGAGGTCGCGCCAGAACGGCACTGTGAAGCTATCGGCCCCGGCTTGGAGCTGGGTGACGATCTGGCCGTTGCGACGAACTACGCCGCTCTCGTAAAGAGCCGTCTTCTCGACAGAGTTATCGACGACGTATGCGGTGAACTGATCGGGAACCACTACGTCTGCAATTCGCACGGTAGTCATGCAAACCTCACTGTCGCGCCGATGGCGCGAGTTAAATCACTTGGAGGGGTGACCGTGGGGCGCGGCCCGCGACGGTGTGGCGCATGACGCCGTGAGAAGCCCTGCGCAGGTCCCACAGGGACCCCGGAGGGCGTAATCAAAGTACCTCGGAAATCCCGATTCGACAAGCAAGTCAGAACTACGCAGATCGTCGAGTGTTCAAATCGGGTCCCCGCGTTGAACACATCACGGCAATTCAAGCACTTACGTCGGTTGATTTGCGGCCACACGATTGCAAGCGCGCGAAAATGCCTTGAATTGCAGGCTTTTTTGGCGTTCGCGATGCGCGAATTCGAGCGCTATCTCAGCCCTAACGGCGGCTGCGGCTTCTGGTCGCCGCTCGGCTTCCGGGGCTCCCGCAGTACCGGCCCGGGTCCACCTGCCTGCCCCCCTGCCCCGCCTCCCGACGCCCGGCTCGCGAGCGTGATCGCAGCGAACTTGTTGCGCAGGTCCGGCAGGTCTACCACGGCGCGGAGGTCGTCCACGGTTGCGCGTGCCTCGCGATCCATCTCCCTGCCCTTCTTGCCGGGGACTTTCGGCAAAATCACCGGCTCGCCCTTCGTGTCGCGCATCAAGAGTTGGCCGCCGTCGGCAGCCTCGAAACGCACGTACTGCGCCAGCATGGCCTTGAACGGCTCCTCCGCGCCCGTCAGCGCGACTTCCGCGATGATGTGTTCAACGGGTCCGTCAATCTCGTAGACGCGCAGGCGGGCCTGCTGGGCGGTCGTGGCCTCGGTCAGCTCGCGGTTTCGGTCCTTAAGCTGCCGATTCTCGGCCAGCAGTTCGCGGAGCTTCGCCCTGAGGCGGTCAACCTCCCCTGTATCCATCGTGTTGTCGGTAGTGTCGGTCATCGTCGGGCCTCCATGGGCTGTTGGGATTCGATCTGGTAATCGAGGGCGACGTAACGCGCCCACAGGCGGCGCAGCTCCGCCTCGTGCTCGCGCATGGCCATGACATCGCCCTGATAAGCCGCGGACTGTCGCCGGGCTTCTTGATCGGCGGCACGCGTGAGCAGCGCATGCATTTCGACTCGCGCGAAGGACGCCGGGGCCGTTCTATTCGGCCTCATTACGCATCTCCCACATGGTAGATATACAAAGGTCCCCACCCGTGGGGCACGAATTTCGATGATTTCGCCCTGATTGCCCCATAGGTGGGTCAATCGCTCGCAGATACAGCAGGATTTGATCGGCATTGCCCCATGGGCGGGGCACATTGCCCCACGGGCGGGGCAGCAGTTCTGCTCTTTCGCCACGCGTTCGATGCCACGCGGCTCGCTCGTACATCGAGCTTCCCGTCGCAGTCGTTGATCGGGAACCAAGTGAGCGCAAAGAGTGAGCACCGGTGGCGGCCGCCTTGGCGCGTGCGCTCGATGAAGCACGCTTCCTCTAGTTCGGCGATGGCGGACGCCAAGTTCGCTTTCGAAGTCCAGCCCGCGGCAGCTGCGAGCTTGTACGTCGCCTGCAGATCCCCATTGTTGTCGCCGCGATATTGGCCCGCTAGGTACAGCAGCAGCTTGCAAGCCTTGCCTGACAGAGAGAGCAAGGCTGGGTCGGTGAGCATGTAGTGCGGGAACTGAACGAAGGAGTGATTCCTTCCTTTCCCAATCATCGTGTTGCGCTTTCGAGCCATTCACTTGTCCGCCTCGTCGCGCCGCTCGTCCGCCCAGCGCTCACCGAGGTCGTCATCGGGAGCCGTGCTCATGCACTGCCCTCCCTCGCATTGGCATCAGGCGTCGGGCCATCGTCGGCCGCATGGTCATCGGCATCGGCCGCCAGCGCAGCGCGCACGAGCGCTTCGACCAACAGGTCGATTAGCTGCAAATGCGCGGGACTCAGGGGCATCAAGCAACCCGGGCGTCACGCGGGCGAGGCTGACGGGACGCCCGCAGCCGTCGCACGGCGTCAACGGCCTCCGGTGGGAATATCCAATTTCCATTGCTGTCTCGCGTCGCCGGAATCAAGCCGCTGGCCGCGTACTCGCGCACGGTCGCCGCGCACGTGTCCGTCTGCGTGCAAATCGCCTTGATACGTAGTGTGCCGTCCGCCATGTGTTACCCCTGTTCCGTAGTCGTGGGTACTCTGGTATAACGATTATTACGTTACAAGACTGCTTGTGTTTTTAAACGGTGTTACATGGTGTCAAACAAGGTTCCTAACGCGACGAGTGCCCCTCTTGATGAGGCCCTCGCCGGAGACATGGGACGCTTTCAGTCCGAACTAGATGAATGGCTGAAGCGCTCAACCATTCATGCGTTTGCGGATGGCGTGTTCCCTGAAGCGAAGGAACGCGAGCTGATCGAGTTGACGCTCGAACTTGCCAATGCCCCCGATCAATACGACGTTGCGCGAGCCGTTGGGCGCTTCCGTGACTGGTACAACGTGGGCGTCGGCAGTCGCGGCGATGACGAATCCGACGAATCATGGGAGGGGCGGCAACCGATGCAGGTTGCAGCGGTCGCCCGCCGTCGCCTCGCGCTGATCGCTAAGGAGCGCGCTCTCCCCGAGTCCGGGCACACCGATAGCGTGCGCGACGAGCTTCTAGATGCACCGCCGTCATTTTCCATTACGGTCGGGGTGACGCGCGCCGATAACGGTGGGCTCGTGCACTTCGCGCAGATGCACGGCGCGACACTAGCGACCGTCGTCGATTACGCCGTGTCCCTGCTACTGCTACCCGGCCGCCCGTACCACTTGGAACTGAGGCAATGCTCGCTTGAGCAATGCGGCCGATTCTTCCTTGCCAGCCGTATCGGCAAGGGAAAGGGAAAGCCGCCGACCAAGTTCTGTCCGGGCCGGGGCTGTAAAGACACCCACTACCGCAAGACCGGCGCGCAGCGGACGGCTAAGAGCCGTGCGCAGCCCAAAAAGAACCCGCGCCGTCGGACGACTACCGCGAGGAAAGCAAAATGAGAGCAGCAATCTATACGCGCTTCAGTTCCGATAAGCAGCGCGATACTTCGATAGAAGATCAGGAACGAAACTGCCGTGGTCGCGCCGAAGGCGAAGGCTGGCACGTCGTCAAGAGCTTCGCGGATCATGCGATCAGTGGCAGCCGCACCGACAGGCCCCAATATCAGACGATGCTCGCCGCAGCGGCCGCCAGCGAATTCGACATCCTCTTGCTTGATGATCTATCTCGTCTTGGTCGTGACCAAGTTGAGAGCGAACGCACTATCCGTCGCCTTGAATTCTCCGGCATCCGAATCATCGCAATCGGCGACGGTTATGACTCGACGAGCAAAAGCCGGAAGATTCAGCGCGGCGTGAAGGGGCTCATGAATGAGCTTTACCTCGACGACCTTCGCGAGAAGGTGCATCGCGGCCAGACTGGGCAGGCGCTTCGACATTACTGGTGCGGCGGACGACCTTACGGCTACCGCCTGTTGGCGGTGACGGATGGACAACGTACAGACGCCTATGGCAATGCGGAACGCATTGGCACGCGGCTGGAAATCGACGATGAGCAGGCCGCCGTCGTGCGTGAGATATTTGAGCGAAATGCCGCTGGCGAGGGCCTTCGCGCAATCTGCGCGAGCCTGAATGCGCGCGGTGTCCCCGCCCCGGGCGCGAAGTGGAAGCGATCAAGTCGCCGCGCCGACGGCAAGTGGCTAGCGTCCTGCGTATTCAACCTGTTGCGCAATCCGTTGTATCGGGGCGAGCTGATTTGGAATCGCTCGCAGTGGGTTAAGGACCCCGACTCGGGGAAGCGCCGCCGCCGTGAACGTCCCCAATCCGAGTGGAAGCGATACCGCGATGACGCATTGCGCATAGTCACGGATGCAGCGTGGGACGCTGTGCAGGAACGCATCTGCCAGAATGCAAAGGCTGTCGCGAATCGGCTCGCTGCTGGCGAACCGCTGCACAAGGCAATCGGGCCGGGGCGCGGTCCAAAATACGTGCTGAGTGGCCTGCTCGTCTGCGACCACTGCGGGTCGAAACTCGTCGTAGTTGACCGCTACCGTTACGGCTGCTCAAGCAATCATCACGGCGGTCTAGCGGCATGTGCTAACGACACGCGCCTGCCTCGCCTAATGCTTCAGGACGAGCTGCTGGCAGGCGTACAGGACAAAATGCTGAGCACTGAAGCCGTCGCCGAAGCCGGACGGCGTTTCGCTCGCCGAATGCGCGAGCAACGCACGCCCAAGCCCGCCAACGTGGCGAGGATCGGGGAGCTACAAACCGAGGTCGCCAACATCGTGCAGGCAATTGGGGGCGGATTAAATTCGCCTGCCCTTTCGGCACGGCTGGCCGCTGCCGAGACGGAATTAACTCGGTTGCAGGAGAGCGCCCCGGCCGCCCGGCCACGCGTGGACGTGGCGAAACTCGTGCCGCGTATCGGCGGCGAGTACAGGCAGATTGTTCGACGACTGGCAGAGACCATCCACGAGGTCGATCCGGCGCGCGCACGTGCCGTAATCCGTGAGCTGGTCGGCGAGGTTCGTGTGATCGTGGATGAGCGAGAAATCAGGCTGATCTCCCGGCACGCCGGAATTGAAAAGGCGCTCCAGAAAGCCTCTGGAGCGCCCGTTCAAACAAACGTGGTAGCGGGGGTAGGATTTGAACCTACGACCTTCGGGTTATGAGCCCGACGAGCTGCCAGACTGCTCCACCCCGCAATCGAGCCGTGCATTATACGGGCACGGCCAGCTGGAATCAAACCTGCCGG